TTTGTGTTACGGCGTTATTTGAAACTTTGTTAGTTGGGATTTCAGCTACATCGATCCAAGAACCGCTAAAGCCACCCGCAGTAACCCAAGCTACTTGTAATGAGTTACCAATATCGCCAGGATACTTTGCATCGAATGCACCATACGTAGTATTATCTGGGTCAATATCGTTGTTCGCAAATCGTACAATTTCTGTACCAGTTGCTGTTGCAGATCCGTCATCTGCTCTTACGACAAACAAAGCATTAGAATATGCTAAAAAGTCTGCTGCCGTGAAAAATGTTTCGTAGTTATCTGCGGTCGGTTTACCGAAGCGGTCAACTAAATCATTTTCCGATGTGATGAGAATCGGATCATTAGTCGGACCCCATCTAAATATTCCAGCAATTGCTGCGGGTGGAGTTGTAACGCCAGGTACTGCCTGACTCGCATCCACTTCACGAACAATGACTGAAGGACTTACGGAAAAAGCCATGTTTTTCTCCTTTATTAATTAGAAACGCGTTTTCAATATATCACTGTTTCTATTTATAAAAATTCCAATTTACTTTTTTGTGAGCTTTTTCATAGTCTTAAACCATCGTCTTCATAAAATGATTCATCTCCAACGTCTACGAAACCAAATGGTAACATTTCTTCTTCAATTTGCTCTTCTGTCTTTTCTCTTAACCTTGTTAAGGTATTTATATCAGTCATATCTTTAAAGTATGCTTGGTCTGTCATCCATGCAAAGAGTACTAAATTCATGACTAAGTCGTCATGAAAGCCTGATTCTGCTTCAAATGAGTTTGCTTTCTTAGAAAATCTACTCAATTCAGCGATAGTTTCATAATCTCTAATCAATAGTTGTTGTTGTTCAACTAACATTTTAAGCATTGAACAACCGGTTCCTTTTACAAGTTTTGTTGTTCTTATTCCACTGTCTACGTTTTTACCAAAGCCACCACTTAGTACTTTGCCGCTTCGACCAGAATTTTGTGTATAAAGTAGATTTTCATATCCATAATCGATATGTAATACATCTACGACCTGCTCTCCAATATCATTAATTTCTACTAAAATGCCTGCTGTATTATATATTAATCCAACTCTATGGAGAACAGAAGCAAAGTCAATAGGACCAATAAAATTATCTCTAAATACAGCAATTTGTCTGTATGGCATTTCTGAAATATCAAACACAGTAAACGTTGAATAGTCTAAACCTTTACCTCTTGCAACGTCTGCAGTTATCACATATTGTTTATCTTTTTCTGCTTGTTCATATTGGAATAAACCTTCAGATTGAGCAATAGGTGTGTCATGCGCCAATGTCTTAAGCGTAGGACCATTAATAAGGGTTCCTGATGAACCTAAAAACTCACAACAATATTCTTGGTTAAACTTTGCTTCGTCGTGATCTAAGGCTTCAATAGTTTCTTGCTTCCACTTTTCATCTCTACCAGGTACGTCGTACCACATAACTTCTTCATATTCGTAGCCATTGGTACCTTCCTTTGCACCTTTACATGTTTTCCAAAAATGGTTTAAGCCATTAGGAGTAGAAGTCATTAAAAGTTTTGTTGACTCACCAGACGAAATAGTAGGATAAACAGATGCGAAAAAATCGTCGTATCCTTCAATAAATGCAACCTCATCGAGATATAGAAAATTAACTGACTTACCACGAATTGCTGATGATGATGTCGTTCCCGCCAAAACTTGGCAACCATTTTCAAGTGCAATGTTTCCTTTGTTCCATTCTTCTACTCCTTGTTGTAGCCATTTTGGTAAAGCCTCGTATGCTAACTTAACTCGAGCCATAACCTCTCGAGCTGCATCACCTTTGTTAGCCAAAATAGCAACAGTTTTAAATTCATTAAATAAAATATAATGTAAGATAACTGCAACTGCCGTAGTAGTTTTACCAGACTGTCGAGCTGTTAATACAGCCATACGTCTATTGTCTGTAATCTTTTGAACAATACTTTTTTGGTAATCATACATTTCAAAAGGAACTAAGCCTTTATCAACGTGGACAATTTTAATATATTCTTTAGAAAAATAAACTGGATCTTTTGAACATTTTAAATATTCCTTAATAAGCTCCGGAGTAAATTCAATTTCTTCTTGTACTTTTTTTAGATGTGAGTTGCCTAGATAACCGTCACCCATCGTTGTCGCCCTTAATCATTTTAAGTAAGTCAGCAGTTGACACAATTAAATTATTATTTACTGTGTTTGTTTGTGCTGCTTCTCGTGGTGCATTTATTTCTTCCTGAGCAAATTTCTTTTTAGATGAAATATCAGCAAAGTCTTTGTTTGCATCAAGCATTGTTTTCATCAAAGTAGAGACAACTTCAAATGCCCTAGGTTGCTCAGATTGTTTAGCTATTTCTAACATTTCTTGCATAGCATCTTGACCCAAGGCTATAACACCTTGAATATTAGTACGGACTTGATCTAGATCTTGGAGGTTTTCGTCGTCTTCATCTAATATTACAGCAGGAGGAGTATGTTCTTCAACATATTCGATCTCTGTTGAGATTTCAGTTTCATCTATTTCTGACATCGGCCTAATACCTAGTGCTGAAGAAATTTTATCATCACTCATTATACATCCTCAATAATTGTAATAATTCCCCAATCGTCATCGAACTCTACTTGTTGATATGGAACAGTATTTGCAGATGCTGGGGCTGCTATTGTCACGGTTGGAGCTGTTGAATATCCAGCGCCAGGGTTAGTAATATTAATTGCAGAAATGTCACCGGATTGAGACACTGTAGCGGATGCGGTAGCTGTTATGGCTGCTGCTGGATCTATAGTAGTATTTGCTGTTAGGTAAAATTTACCAGGATTTGTAATGTTAACAGCTGACACTGTACCGTCTGTAAGAACGGCTGTAGCTGATGCTTGGAAGTCTGATGGAGTGCCGTTAGGATCGCTAATAGTAATTACAGTATTAGAGTTATAGTTCGCTCCAGGTGCTACAACGGTCAATCCAGTAACCACTCCGTCAGTTACTTGAACTGTTGCAGCTGCAAATTCTTTCTCAAAGTTACCAGTAAAATCAGATCCAGTTTGAGGAGTAGTTGGTACTGTGTAAGTGCCAACAGCAGTGAGGCCAGTAATTTGGTCAATGATTACGTTATCTATTGCACCTTTAAATGATGGGGTTGCACCTCGTTGACCTGCGATAACTTCAACACCACCACCCAGAATAAATCCTTGTGGTGCGTTTCCACCAAGGTCTACCACACCGTTGATTAACCATCTTGCAGTACCACCATAGTGTTCTATTCTAACATGATTCCATTGGTTTAAGTTAAGAACCTCGGGTGTACATCTAATTGGTGGGCTATTAAAGTTTGGCCTATAAACAATTTCATAATCAGGCTCGATTTCAATTCGCATTGTTGTGCCATTCCAATGGATAACATTGTGAACACCTGATGCTGGAACTTCTTCTGGGTAAATCCAAAATTCAACAGCAAAACCTTGGCCTGCTGTAATAAGGTTTGTTGCCATTGTGTGGATTAAAGTTTCATCCGTGTCAGCATCAAAATACAGAGCGTCGTCGCCATATTTTATGTAAGGAGATTTAGCTGGTGGTGCTGGAATTGTAACCGTAGCTGAGTTGTAATATGTTCCTGGTTCAGTAACAGTAAACGAGTCAATAGCTCCATTTGTACCTAATACTAAATCAGCAGTAGCTGTAGTTACTGGGCTGTCTGGCTCGTTAATAGTAATAGCCGGTACTGATGAATAGAATCCGCCACCTGTGTCAACATTAATTGATGAAATGGATGTATTAGCAATAAGAGAACTAATCACCGCGTCAACTGTAGATGGTGAAGAAATATCAACAACAATAACATTGTTTGCGTTATAGATTTGTCCATCATCAGTAATGTTAATAGCAGTTACTTGGCCTGATGTAATTTCTGCCGTGGCCGTAGCAGTTTCACCTAATTCGTAAACAGGGTCACCATTACTATCTAAGCCAGGCTGTATTGTAATTCTTTCTTCAAACGCAGTGTTAGCCAAGGTACCTGTTGCAAGACCAATATCGATAAACTTAATAAGCTTTTTCTTTTTCTCAGGACCAAAATAATATCCTTTGAGAGTAAAGTTTAGAGTGTATAAGATTGATTGTCTTGTTTCAAAGTCGCCTTCATACAAATCCTCGGTTGTTACACTATTCAATACAATAGGAATATCAAGAGGAGCCATGTCTTCTATCATTTTAACGGAAGCTGTCCAATCAGGTGTAAA